AATTAACTTGCCTTCCACTTCCCCATCGTTTTTGAGGTGGATCGTATATCTCCCCATCCTGTATGTCTTGCCAGCGACATAAGGCAGGGGTATGGCTTCACGGCTTAAACGGCTCCAGCTTCCCGTTGCGCACAATATACGTTCCCAAGGCTGTGCAAACTATGGTGCCTTCGCGGCGCGGTTCTAGTTTGGCTTTCATTTTGCCCTCCGGATTTCGAATTGAGTGACAGCAGCCGCAAGCCAAATGGTGCCGCATATTGCCAGCCCCCAAGACGCACCCACGTCTGCGAACAAAGACAGCACTGACAAAGTAATCCCGACTAATGCGCTTCCCATAAAAACTACCGGGCGCTTGTTAAGCTGGCCCCGGCCTCCTGTTGAGAAATTCGACCGTGGTTTTCGTGAAAACCGTGCAACTTTTCAGCGGTAAGGCGAGCAGCGACCGCTTCAGAATAACTTTTGTAAATGCCAAGATGCTTGTCTTTGCCATTGATCGTAATTCTAACGCGCCACTTGCCAGCCCGCTTGCAAAACCCAACCCCCATGACACCGCTGCTATTTGAGACGCGCAGCTTTTGGTTGCGCCCGTTGTCGGCATTTATGACCGCCCTTAAATTCTCAATCCGATTGTCCGACCTATCGCCGTTTATGTGGTCAATTTGTTCCGGCTCTTCGTCAGATGTGAATGCTTGCTTTCCCGCAAATCGGGTATTCCACTCTTTGGGAACACCGGAGCGATGCCTCCAATACAGAAGGCCGCTTTCAGGCTTGTAATCAAGCAACGCGCAAAGGTCGTTCTTGCTCGGTAGTCTATGCTTCGCCATTTCATCGTTTTCCTTGGGAGTTAATGGTGTCCATAGAGCGCGCAGACCAATTTACCCCCAGAGGAGCGGCCCATGCGAAGATGATTTCAATCAAGGCGCTGAACTGCGCCTTCGTTAAAGTGCTTGACCGAAGCCCAACTGGGAACATTCCGTTGCCTTCAAGTGTCGGTAAAAAGCGCATTTCCTGCCCAAGCAGATAGAGAAACCGAAGCTTCATATCATCCGCTGAATATGTGGCCGTTTCAGGAACCTGCGCCTGAATATCAGCAATCAAAGGCCACAGAAGCCTATTCTGTTGCTGGCTTCTGGTTTCCTCGCCTATCGCAACGCAATGGTCATCCGGCGCTTGGTCTATCAGGCGCTTTGCCGCCTCGCGTTGTGACTTTCCGCGTAGGATTATGGTTTGGCCTTTAGTCATCTTCGACCGGCTTTTCTGTCATGACCGCAGTCAAGCACTCGGTCAGCATTTCTCGCAATTCAGCTTTGCTGATTTTACGATTCCGGCTCATTCCACGGCCTAAATACTTATACCAACTGACTTCAAAATCGCGCCATTTGAAGTTCCACTCTTGCTCCCTACTTTCATTCCAATCGTAGGAATGAACTGTAAAGCACGACCATTTGAAACGTGCGCCGGAATTGGAAAACGGGCTTTCGCATGGGCCGAAGTCGCAGAAAATAACTACAGCAGACGAAATGGCATCAAGCGCAACCTCTACGTCAACCGGAACGGTTAGAGCGTGAGTAGGTTGTCCACATAGCATTTGCCCAAGTTCAGGTTGATATTGTTCGCTCATCTCGCGCCCTTTCCAGTTCGATCCGCTTCGGGCTTGCCTTCACAAAAGCCCGTGCAAGTTCTTTCATGTCGATACCGTGCCGAGCCTCAAATGAACGCTCTCCAATCCGGTGCTGTTCAGAATGGCAATCGCGGCAAAGGCTGATTGTCCAATAATCCCCAGGCTTGAGGCTCATGCCGCCATCTGTCCCCGTCCTAACGTGCGCCACTTCAATGTGGTCGTAGGACTGGCAAGCGCAGCAGGCATGGCTTCGCACAAACTTGCAATGTGCGGGCGACCTATGGCGCTTTGGTGCCTTGGGGGCAGATGGGCGGCGAGGGGGGAGCATTAGTTATCCTTGCGTTGCGTTACGTTGCGACGCGCGGCGATGTGATCGCAACGCAACGCGCAGCGTGAATTGCTTAATTCCATTTGAAGTTTTCAACTGCATAGCGACCAAAGTAGCCGCCACGCTCAGGCCGGAAACGGCCAACGCCGACTGCCACACCAGCGTAGCGAACAGCTTCTTCAAAAACCTCTTGCGTGATTTCGTCTGCAATGACGTAGAACGTGATTTCACCAGACCAATCGTCAATGCGGGGGAAGCTGCGCCAGACGCGCTTGCCGGAGCCACGAACGCCATCCGCATTTGCATGGATGCGCTCTTTCTCAATCTGGCTTTCGTCGGCTATAAACACCGGCTCAGTTGCGATAACGCCGCTTTCAAAGAATTTGGTATATGTTGACTTGCCCTTTCCGGGAATTTGGCGACCAAGCATTTTGGCGGCTCGGTCTAGACCGATTTTGAACGCCATTGGCGGGATATAGACTTGGCCGTCCTTTACGTGGGCCTTGCTGCGCCAAGTGCGCTCTTCGTAGGCGTCGGCTGTTTCCTTTGGCAGCTTTTCCTCGCAATGAGCGCGTGACGCGCTGTAGGGGGCCTGCCCGGTGATTTTTACAGTTACTTGTCTCATGATATATTCCTTGCGTTGTGATGCGTCGCGATGCGAAGCGCGGCGTCGCGGTGCGAGTGGGCGCGGCGTTCAATCAAATCTGTTCATCATTTCAAAAATCTTGGCAGCGACGACGGGGCCGGTTACGGCCTCTCGTTCGACGCGCTTAACATCGGCCTTTGCCGTTGCTGCAATTGCGCCAAGCAGTGACCTTTCAGCGTCAATGCGCTGTCGGGATTCAGGGGCAATATCGTTATAGCGAAGTCCGGCGAGGCGGCTCGCATGAACTTTGGCCTTGCGCGCGATGCCTTGGCGCACCGCTGCGCCAATTCCGGCTACGGCGTTACCGTCAAGTTTCTTAACGCCTTCTGCGCGCACTGTGCCAAAGCGAAGGCCAGTTTCTTTTTCGACCAACCGACGAGCCTTCATAAGAACAAAAGGCCGCTTTGTGATATTGTAGCCAACAACCTCAGAAAGTAAGGTGTAGGAAGCCATGCCATCAATCGGCAGTGCCTTCAGAATTTCAGAAACTTTTTCCACTTCAATTTCAATTTCAGGATTTGTTGCAAACATATTTAATATCCTTGCTTTGCGTAGAGGAGTGTTGCGGAGTGTTGCGCGTCGTAGCGACGGTTAAAAAGGAACGTCATCGTCCAAGTCTGCAAAGCCGCTATCGGTAGGAGCCTGTTGTTGTGCGCCTGTATCGCTGCCAGCGCCCTTGGCACCGTCCAGCATAACCAGCTTGCCATCGAAGCCTCCCACGACAATCTCGGTCGTGTAGCGGTCGTTTCCGCTCTGGTCTTGCCATTTGCGGGTCTGCAACTTGCCTTCCAAATAGACCTTGCTGCCCTTGCGCAAAAAGCGTTCGGCAACGCTGACAAGCCCGTCACTGTTGAGTGTGACGCTATGCCATTCGGTGCGCTCCTTTTGCTCTCCGGTTGTCTTGTCTTTCCAGCTTTCCGAAGTGGCCAGACGCAGGTTGCAAATCTTGCCGCCGTTTTGGAACGATTTGATTTCAGGGTCAGCGCCTAGATTGCCGACCAGAATTACTTTGTTTACGCTTCCGCTCATGCGGCTATCCTTTCTTCATCTTGATATTTTGCGACCACGGCGGCTAGTTCATCGTTGAACTGGTCAACGGCTGCTGTGATTTGCTTGATGTAATCATCGTCGCGATATGCGCGGACGATATGGCAAGGCATCTTTGGCCAGTAACAAACCAAATCAATCCACTCGCGCTCCGCAACCCAAAGCTGTCCTTGGCATTGCGCCTTATGTTCGGTGGGAAAGTCGCCGCGTTCAATCACGTCTAGCAATATGTGGGGCAGTTTGGTTTTGATTTCCAAAAGCCCATTATTACCAACGAGGCTGTCGGGACTTGCCCCTGCTGACGTGTTGCGGATGAAGCCGATAAGCTGCGGGTCTGCATCCTGCTGAAAGGCGTAATAGCGCCGCGCTTCCGGTTCCATTTCATGCCCGCGTTCGGTGTGCGTGTTACTAAAGCTATCCATAGGTTCACCCGTCAGGATTTCGCCCGCCAGCTTATACATATAGGTTTTGCGGGTTTTGCTTTCCGCGCCGCCTTTGCCGTTTGCCATGACTGCGGAAAATTGGCTTGCTGTAGGAATCCCCATGCGGGCTTCAAACCATTCCCGGCTGCCTTGCTGGCAATCAAATATCTGCATTACTTACCGCCCTTCTTTTCCAGAGCGCGGATTGCTTCGACAAAACGATGGCTGTGCAAGTCCTTCAATTCGGCAACGCCAAGCCATGCACAGAACTTTTCTTCATCAGCCTGCGTGTCATTGATTTTCTTTTTCAGGGCGTCGTATTGGTCAACGGAAATGGGGTGAATGCCCGCCGCGCCGTTCCCGTCATCATCGCGGGTAGCAACGTCAAAAATCATCAACTTCAGGATGCGGCGGCCATATGTTATTGCGGAAACCGCCCCATGTGTGTCCGTCTTGTTTTTGGTTCCCTTCATGCCCTCGTTATCAATCGGAATATCCACATGATAATCACGGCTGTGCCCGCCAACGTGTGACAAGCGGCAAGTGATGCGGTAATGATTAACAAGAGGGCTTTCCGCTGTGCCATAAGACAATGAAAAGCCATTGCGACTAATTACTGGCGACATAAGCGCACTAATCGTTTCCAGCTTGGAATACTTTGAGCGTGTGGTGTCATTCGTGCCGTCTTTGACAATCTGCGGCATCTGAGTTTGGGCCGCGTTCATGGCCTCGTTAAAAGTCCGCTCGGCTTGGTGACTGCTGACGCGTTCTTGCGCAGCCAGAAGGCGCTCTAGCTTGTCAATGTCCACGTTTGGGTCACTTGCGGCGCGGCTAATCACTTCCAAAAGTGAGGTGCCGTAATCCGCCACAACCGGAGCAGATGATTCAATCTTTGCTACGTTACTCATATCAATACCCCCAAAAAAGGAATAACAGAACAAAACCCAAAGATAGCCAAAGCCTCCCACCATACTGTATTGTCAGCGGGTGCTTTCATGCCTTCAAGGGCGCGGGTGCGGATACGGTCAAGCATTATTCAGCCTCCTTCGTGAGTGCTTGACGGGCCATCAAAACGGAATTTCGGCTGTTTTCGGAGAGGCATCGGCTTCTCCAACCAAACTGCCATCGGGGCCGATCAGAACATCAACAAGTTCAACGGTGATTTTGCCGCCGCTATCTTCCAGCAGCGCCCCCGCGCTTTCAGCGTCGTATTTTGTAGCGTGATAGGAAACGGCGTCGGGAAAGCCATTCAGCTTGCCGGTGAGGCGGTAGCGTTCTTCGCGCTCAAACGGAGCCTCAACCAAAACTTCAAGGCCTTTTACGTAGTTTTCGCCTTTGCGGATACGCAACTTGCCGAGCACAATCTCAACAACTTGTTTGTCAACAGTGACAAATTCGATGCCTTCGATGCCAGTTTCGGCGGCAGTCTTTATGCTTTTCAAAATCATTTCATTTACTCCTTTGCGAGTGCTTCGGCGTGTTGCCGTTCCACCCGCTCTCTTTTCCTGCGCTCATGTTCGATAAGTGCGGGGTCGGCGGGGGAGGGTTTCTTCAATAGGTTCAGCTTCATGGCCCCTGCTCCGGCCAGAGTCGGTTGGCTTCTTCGAACACCCTATCGAAGCGGCTATCTTCTTCGGTTACGGCATCCATGTTATTCAAAATGTCACCAAGCTGGTTCATGATGCTTGCTGTATGACGTCCAACAATGTTTAGAATTGGTGGCCAAGAACCTTGGGCGAATGCAGTTGCCTTGTCGCTGTGAAGGCGGGCAATAACAAAGGCCAAATGCTCAACAGCCTTGCACTGCGCAACAACCTGATCGCGGATTTCTTCGTTCGGATAATCACTCATTTCATCCTCCTGTGCTGCGCAATAGCCCTATCCATCGAGGCGGTTATTGCTGCTTGATTACGGGCGTCGATTGCCTGACATTCCGCCGCGTAGGACGGGTCGCTGAAATAGCGGTTCAGGCTGTCAAACGACTGCTTGCGGATGGTGCGGAGCGAAGGGGAGCGGGTCATGCTGCACCGCCTTTTGTTTTGGCGATTGCGGCGTCAGCTATGTTTTTTGCGTTCACTCGAAAAACGAGATGGCTGATGTCTTGATTTTCATAGCTGCTAGAAATGTGCTCAAAAGCAGCCAGCAAGCCCTCTATGGTGTCGGCTGCTTCGGGAATAGACCGCAGGGCCTCAAACGCTTCTGGGCAATATGTCATGGCCTGAAAGCCCTTGCCTTTGGCGTATGCGTATTCTGCGCACTCCTGCCCTGTTTCCAGTTCTTCAAGCAACGGCAGCGCAGCCTGCAACCGCTCAACAATAGGCGCGCTCATGCTGCCACCTGTGCAGGCATCTTGGCCTGTTCTTCTAGTTCGGCATCGGAAAGGCAGCAGGCGGTCATGGGGGCAATACCAGTTGCCACCCAATGACGACCGAGCAAATCAGCGCGCTCTGCTGTCTTTGTGCCTATCCACTGGCCCTCTGCCAGCGAACAGCGACCAAGACCCCAAAGGTTCACTACATACGGATTGCCGTCACGATATGAGATTGACCAGTCTGGCGAAGCCTCAACTGTATAACGGCGGATATATTCGGTGCGGTCCATCGCCTGTCTCCTTGTGTGGAAACAGGTATCACATAATGTGATTGGCGGGTCAAGCTATAAAATCACGATTTGTGATTATTTTTATTCGCACATGGTTTTCGGCTTGGCGGATCCCTCAATAACCCATTGCTGAGTCGCTTCATTCCAACGCGCCATTCAGATTGTGATATTTTAAGGCTTGCATCGCTAATCACATTATGTGATATATAGCCGCATGGAAAGCGACATCATCACATTGTTGGGTGGCAAACAGGCGGTTGCGGAGGCTCTTGGGGTTTCTGCTGGAGCGGTTGCCAACTGGAAACTTGAAACCCGCTCAATACCTTGGAAGCATCGCCCGAAGCTGGCGCGCATTGCCGACGAACGCGGGGTAAGTTTGCCGCCTGAATTTTTGGGTGCCGAATGACTTTTCGTCCAGCCCTTCCTTCCGCGCACGACCTCCCGGCGCTTTGGGCTGAAGACTTTGGGGGCGGTCGGGTCGCAAAGGACGCCGCCCCCATTTTTGTAATCAAAACTCATTCTCAAATAATTGCTCGCAAAAGCGATGGGGCGAAAAACCATTAAATGTAAATTTTACAATCACTTTCTTAATCATGATTAGAAAGGAAAAAGTAACCATGTTTGGGATTTTCAAAAAGCCTGAAAAGCCAGCCCGCGATTGGGAAGCGGAAGCGGAAAAGAACTTCCGGCGATTTGTCGATGCCTGCAAAGAGTGCAACGCGATTGAAGAAGAGTTGCTTGACGCAAAGGCCAGCAACCAACACCTAGCCGACCAACTGGCAGCCAAGACCGCAAGGCTGGAGCGCATTGCAGAAAAGTTCGACGGCCAATCATCCGGCACTGCAAAGCTGGCTGTCAAGCTGGCGCGTGGAGGCGCTTAAATGCTCCGCCGTTTCTTCGCCAAGCGCCGACTGGCAGCAAGTCTAAAGCCCCGTCCAGACCTTCGCGCGCGTCGCTTTCGTGAATGGTCGCCAGAACGCACAGCGCGTTATCTCAAGGCTGTAGAGGGGCTGGTATGAAGCTGAAGGTTCTTGACCTTTTTAGCGGCTATACCATCCGCGAAGATGGGGAAATTCGGTCACGCTTTGGCCGCGTTGTTAAGCCTCAAATCAGCAAGAATGGTTATGTTCGCGTTGAACTTTGGCAGGATG